TAGAAGCGCTCGTTGGTAGAGCCACCATAGAGATCACCGGCAACCGACTTGGAAGAGGAGGTCGCGGAGAGGGTGGGAGCGATGAGGGTAGAGTAGGTAGAATCCTGTTCATCCACAAGTTGACCACCAATTAGTAACTCGACCTTGGAAATTACAGTCCTCCAGTCAGCAACGGCAACCGTCGCAGTGCCTGTGTTGGGAACCAGATAGACATAGTTGAGCATGTCACCCTTGCGCTCGAAGCGGACGGTGGACATACCATCATTCGAGACGTTGCCTTGGATGACTTGACGCTCGACAGTTTGGGAAAAATTAGTGTGACGTTTGTAGGTGGACCTGAAGAAAGACACCTCGGGCTGACCGACGAGGTGCACATCCTGGGCTCCGACGGCTACGAGTTGGGCAATACCACCAGACATTTTATAATATAGTGAGAGTTTATTTTTAAGTGCTGGAAGCACTTTGATACCGAGCATTCACTATCACATAAAATTTGATCCGGGTCTGGAGGGTGTGAAATCACGTTTTCTTATACACACATCTGGGCCACCCTCTATCATATTATCGGGATTAATAGGCCATCGTACTTCAAGTGGATTCCCATCAGAATCATAATCTATTCCACTTTCTGGTAGTTCCCTAAGCATTTTCCTATATTTCTTCCATTTACTATGCATTTCAGCATTGATAAATACATCCCCGAGCTGGGTCCAATCACTAGCACTGAGAAGAGTGTTGCGTATTTTGAGAATTTCATGAATTTTACTACGAATTTTGGGTTGACTGTCAACAAGTTCCTGGAGTTTAGTCTCGAAATCAACTCTCGGTGGTTTATCTTCATTATTTTCATATGTAATCGTTTCCCATACATTGGATACCCACCCTTGAGAATTTTCGATAACTATTTGTTGCGGCACAACATTCGAAAACCCTGATAGGGTTAAATCAACTAAATCGTATTGTAATAGAGAATCCATATACTATCAAATAGTATTTTATTTTAATATGTTACGACGAGAATTTCTAAACGCCGATCACCACCGCTACTTGACTGCACATTAGCTCCTTTTTGGTAGATAACCAATCCTGCATTCGACGAGCCACTATGTAGTGGTATTGAATATATACTATGTTTCCATGGGGTATCTTCACCTTGTCCTATGACTACATCACCATTATGATTATATACTACACTAGAAATACTAATTATTTTTGTATCATCGTAATCTGATGGGAACCCCGCCGCTCCGTCGTTTCGTCTGATATATGATGTACCGGTGTTGTTCAAGGGTAAGTTTAATCGAAACCTATAAAATTTTAATGGTGAATTACCGTTAAAATTACCAGTCACATTCAGTGACCCCCTCACATCCAAGTGCGCTTCGGGGACTTTCCCGATACCGACGGCCGTGTCGCTGATGACCATGGACCGCCCGGTTCGGCCGAGACGGTAGAGTTTATTGATTTCCGAGTTTTCGAGGGCGACGTTCCATATTTGGGGTTTGGAAATACACCCATTAAAAGCCTCACCGAAACTACCTGGTACTCCATTAAAATTGGAACCAATCGATATATTGTCTATGCTTTGAAGTGCTTGTGGTCCACCAGCGTTGTAAGTCAAATTCGCGGGATCAATCTCCACACCGTCTATATAAATACTACCATAACTACGAGCTGATGTGAGGGTCCCCGTTCCCCTCTTTACTATGGCTACGTGATACCATCTATTTGATTGAATTGTTCCTGTGGCTGTTTTCATATTGTAGCTACCTATATCCATATTTATTCTACCGTTGATTCCATGATATATACCCGCTAATTGGTAACTAGTCCAACCACTCCCAAAGTAAAACACGGCCGCGTCAGAGCCGTATTGAGCCGAATTCGCTTTTATCCAACATGACATAGTGTAAATAGCATCACCCGTAGGTAAATTAGTATCAGATATATTACCATTGGTATCAACATAAACAGTATCACCTGTCCCATCAAATTTAAATGCCTTATCTGGCGCAGAGTAATAGGCGTGACCGTAATAAAATCCATCATTTCCACTCCCAGAGATATCTAGCGCTCTTCCATCGTTCTTGACGGTGGTATCATAATCCAGCACCAACTTCTCGGGTCTCGGGGTTTCCGTATCCACGTCGTACCGCGAAATGCGGGGGACATCGAGGGACCTTCCTAGAGTCAGCGAACCCTTATCGAGGGTCGTGGGACCGGGGGTGCCGAAGAGTTGCCATTCAGATACAGTAACGGTACTGCCGCCCAATGTACCGTTAATCACCAAAGCATATTCATCATAGTATTTAGTATTATCAATTGGAATAGATGGTGTAGTTATGAGAATTGCCGGTGCATTGGTCGCTATATTAAATCCATTTACACCTGCCATGAAACTATTGGTGAGGGTATGGACAACTTCCCATGTAGGATTATTTGTGTTCCGCCCCACAATTAAACCGTCTCCAACAGCTCTGTATCCACTATTAAAATATGCCCCCATGACAAAACTTGTAATTTTAACGGGATACGGCATTTTAAGACCTAGATAATGACCTTTTGGTAAGTTTTCGGCTAATCTGACACTTCCTGTGTATGGCTGGTTTGTCCCTGAACCTCCATTATACAGGCCATCTACCGATTGCCATATATCATTTAAACCACCTGAACCAGACGCCTTATCGAACGCGTTATACGCAAAACGATTTTGGGTAGACCCGTTTGTATATCCACTACTCGCATACGCACAAAACACCCCATGTCCCGGAATCAAGGTCTCGTATCCATCCATAGGACCCGGAGGATACTCCTGAATCCGCTCATCCCCCGCGAGTTCCAGTTGCCCCGAGGGTTCGGTGACCCCCACGCCCAAGTGTCCCTTGTACAGGGTGACTTGGGACTTGGACCCCAAGAAATAGTCTTTTTGGTAATCGTAGAGTTCCTGAACCTGCCCAGTATTGAGGACTTTTGCTCCATATACACGGAAATTGGCGATGGAACCGTCGAAGTAATCACCTGAATTGGTTGTACTACCGACTGCCAGTGAAGCCGAAGCAGGAATACCCGTGGGTAGAGTAGTTATAACATTACCCACTGAGTAATCGATGTGTTTACCATTCACGTACAACTTTTTAGTTGAACCGTCAAAAGTCAGGGCTATGTGATACCATGTATCCAAAGCCCACGAAAATGAAGAAGTTTTTAATGTAGAATCTCCACCATAAAACCACCAATTTAAACTGTTCCCACCATTAGAATCCGCGGAACCGTCGCTAATCCAAAATCCACTGGATTCGGACGCGGCAGGATTTCCTATATGAAAAATATTAAACTTCCCATTAATTGTATCAGCCTTAAACCAAAAAGCAACGGAATGAAGTTTGTTCGTACCCCAGTACGATGTATCTATAGTGCTCGTTATTCTTTGGGATGAAGACGCATCAAACTTGAAGGAATCAATGCCATCCGTCGAATCCAAAGTGGGTGAATGTCCCGAGACGGCTCCGGTATTCGTATTTGGAGAAAGGTCTGGAATAGGACTCTGCACTGTACTTTCACCCTTCGCATCATAGTAGACCTCCAACTGGGTCCCCGTGGTCGCCGGCACGTTGTACACGGACTTTAGGGTGGTGTCTAGGGAGCCACTGCCTTCTTCGTGGCCGTAGAGTTCCCATTCACCCAAATCGAGAGTACCATCTCCGTCACTTAGATTTTTAACGACAAATGCAAAATGGTTATAATAGTTTGATTCGTTGATTACATACGTCTCATCCAGTGCAGTGTTACTCATACCACTAAATTCTTTCAAAAATGTCCAATCTGTCCCATTAGTACTCCCTAAAAAGGTTATTTTACCCGGAGTTCTACTTGCCGGATCGGAGTTTTCCCTGATGACAGTATAATCTAGTCTAATAGCTGTGGGTAATTCCAGTTTGAGAAAAGCACCATCATGTGGTGTTCCGGAGGTATCGGAGATGCTACTAGAGTTAGTACCATTATATAAGTATGGGGAACTTGTGTCATACGAATCTATAGTATTTCCCCGTGCGGTCCAGCGGGTAGACCTGTCACCATCGAACATATGATACGCAACATTTGTCGCATTTTCAGTTGACGGTGTTACTACATACCCACCCTGTGACGCCGAAGTCAAAGCCACCTCCGGGTACTTCCGCAGGGGTCGATCGTGGGGTCCCGTGTATTCGGTGACCACGTTGGAGTCCACGGAGATTTGCGACACGTTGGAAACCCTATTGAGATGCATGTTCCCACGGATATCCAGCGACTCTTTGGGAGAGTTCACACCCACGCCTAGGTTACCACCTATGAACGCGATGTTACTCGTTTTATCGGATATGAATCGTCCGTTAACGATTCTAAGGTTTTTGAAGGCTGAGTTTGAGGCATTCTGTTCTATGAAAAGGTTCACGAAAGCTGAACCAGTTGCGCTCACGACGCGTGAGGCAACTCCGAGACCTTGGTTGAAACCATCAGTTTCCTTGTGGTAGAGGTACCGAGTTCCATCTATGGAGACGGAGATCACACCCCTTTCAAAGAAGATATTAACCTTTCGGTAGGCACCAACGATAGTGGGAATCGTGGCCGCTCCACCACCGAGGGCACTTCCACCATCATACCTTAGAGTCATGGTGGTATCCATGAACGTTAGGTTGTATCCTAAAGCGTTTGAAGCTGAATTTTCATTATAAAAGTTAAAATCTATATATTTTCCGGAATGACCCTTAACTTCAAATTCGGCGACCCAAGTTGTAGGGAGTTTGATACCCCAATGATGATTTATAGAGTACTCCGTATTCTCAGTTATGAGTAGGTCATTCTTAATAATGTTCTGGAGACCCTGGTTCAGACCTGAGGTTTCAGCGACTTCAAGTTTTCCCACCCGAAGTGTGGCATTCCCAATGTCTAGAATGCCGTCT